AGTGAAAGTTTGAAAATACCATACTGGCTGAAGAATCTTTCACCTGGAGGAAATTGTAATTTATTCCATAAATTCGTATGTATCTGTTTGCTGTGCTGGAATTCAGAGTGAACTGAAAAATTTGATTCTTAATCTGGGACATGTTGACGGCGCCTGTGGGTTCATCGTAGAGTTCGGGGTCGAGACTGAATGAATAAATGTAAAAAATTCTACTCGGAATATGTGTATGGTACTCGAGCGGTTGAATCACGCGAAGAAATACAGGAAGTCCCACATCCTTTGATATACGCTCAGTCGTATTAAAATCGAGCACGAGCTGACTGAGCTGTTCAAACGTTGTTCCGTTTGACATATAACTTCCATTAGTCGTGTAATCATACCCTAGTGCCGAATCATTTTGAAAAACGAAATAAAATTGCTTTATTGGATTCAAAAACTCTCCGAGACACTGGATCTGGTTGACGCCCTGAGGTGCAAAAAACTCTTCGCGCTGGACTTGCTCTATAGGATAAATTTGAGGTTTAGAATTTATGTACTTGATTTCCTGGTCAGAAATATATGTGTACTCCGTGTCCAAGTAAGCATAAAACGGAGCTACTATATTCACTGATGGGTACGTGAATAGTGTCGAAGGATTCCATACTATTTTAAACGTCACATCCTCTTTGAATGCACAAAGCGGAAGACCTCGTCTGAAAACATAAAATGGCAAAGGAATTGTGTAACTTGCATTCACAGGAACTGGTTGTATGAGATATTTTCCAATGAGATTCTGGAGTGCTTTTTGTTTTCCTGTTGAAATTGATAAATCAAACCTGAGTTCAAGATATTCTCCGTAAATTCTCTCTATAAGTTCAGAACCTATGTACAGTTCCACGTACTGGATCATAAGAGTACCGACCGAATCTAGAACCTGTACTCCAGCACCCAGTGAAGGTGGAAAAACTTTGAGGTACATGTTTGTGATGAGATCACCGGCTCTGGGGAGCACGAGCGTCTTCTCAGCTCCGAAAATGACCGTATTATCAGCTGGAAATTGAACCCTGATGACTCTCGAAGAAAACAAGGTCTGACCCACATATTTTTCAACAAAATACGTCACTTCCGGGTCTGAACTCAAATAAATATCCTCTTGTCCGAGGTAGGACAAACTGGCTCTTCCTGCCATCTCTAGTACATTCTAGGATTAAAAAACCAGTCGCGTAGCGAAACCGACTAAAAATCATTCGAGTTAAACATGAGTCCGGCAATACCGTCCTTTATGCTTAAAATATTGTAATTTATTCCTATGACTCGTAACTGTTTTGGACTCGAATATGCATTAGTAGTGAGTTGAAGAAAAATGTCACGAATACGACTAAAATTCACCTGACCGTACGGTTTGGGGGTATTTGCCTGATTTGTGAAGGAGTACATGTAAAATTGCCTGGTTGGATAATTTGTATAGTGCTCAAACGGTTCTATAGAGTTGAGATAGAGTGCATCCGTCACATCGGCAGTGAATGCCTCTGATGCATTAAAATTCATAGCCAGGCTGTTCAAGTCAGAATATTGATAGGGTGTGGTTCCGTCCAGTTGAACAATAAAAAAGAGTTCACGAATTGGGTTGATAAAGTCAAGGTTTAAAATTGCCGATGTAAATTGAGACGCCAGGTCAAATTCTTGATATTGACACTGTTGAATCAAATAATCAATTTTAGATTTTTTGAACCAGTTGATTTCAGGATCTGCCAAATAGACGTATTCTGTGATGATAGTTGCAGTAAGTGGTGTAGTTATACTTGAAGTGTTCACGGCTGTCAAATCTTGAAGATTTCTGAATGTTACGTGAACCTCAACATCTTGGCGTCCCAGAGACACGAGTGGCAAGTAAAGTCCTGGATTCTGAAAAAAATAAAATGGAAGATTTACGAAATATGTTCGACCGGGTGGATAAATTTGGGTTGAAGTATCGTATTTTCCTGTGAGCAATTTGAGTCCCGGTTGGTTTTCATAGGGAACATATAGATCATTATAAATTTCTATAAATTCTCCTGTAAGTGTCTGAATTGTCTGACCACCGATGACCAACTCTGCACGGTTCACGAGCCATGTTCCGACAGAGTCGTAGTAGTTATAACTGACGGATGGAATCACGTTTGAAGCGACGGGGTAAACTGATATGTACGTGTTTGAATATATACTTGTTGTTGAACCCGCTTGATCAGTCGTTATAGTGATGGGGATATCTGTAGCAGTCTGAGTCACGCGATATGGAACCGTCACAGTATATTGAGGGAAAAGACCCCCTATGTCAAAGTTGTACGTGTTAGTCCCGAACGTGATACTCTTCACGTTATCCGATGACGACAATACCGCTGTCAACATATACGTGGCAATGTTCGAAAATTGAAGATTTCCAGTCGTTTGGTTCACTGATATAATTGTGGAATTCGTTCCCGCTGGGAGACTGAAATTTGTTTTAAAATTCAACGGAGTATTTGGTCCTATGGTTTGAATTTCAGTAGAAGGATTAAGCAAAATGCCGTTATTGGAAAGAACGGTCTCATACCCTGTATATGTCTGCGCACCTAGTTGAGTAATTGAATAATAAGATGTGTTTAAAATGGTTATAGCTGAATCTGAATACACGTTTGTGTAATACTTCTGACTCGTGCTCGTAACTACTATAGGCATACTGAACGCGATGGTGGGATCTCGACCCTGACGACTTAGAGTTGTGTACGCGTAATCCGGGGTCGTTGAGCTTGTGTTCCACACTGAAACATTCGCCACGTAATTTTTGGGTGCTTGTTGAAGATATATGACACCGGACAGCAACCATGTCCCTGTCGAACTAAATGTCATGGAATGATCAGACCCAAGGGTCACTGTTGTGTTTTGGGGTGACACAATATTTGAATAAAACGGAACTATATTGCTTGAAACTGTTGTATTAGTATTAAACATATACAAATCATCGACGGGTGTGACTGTCAAATAAGTTCCTGGAGTAAATTGAGTCACAGTTGAAGTTGTAGTTGCGTAAAAGTAATATGTATTTGCTGCATTTGCTACGACAAGAGGCATAAGAAGAGGCATGGATGGATCGGGTGAAACACGGAAATCGCACGAGTAAGCAAATTGAGGCACGATTGGAATTCCATTTGGATAGATACTTTCATTTGGATCTGAACCGTATGCAATATTGAGCACTGAACCTGTTCCGAGTGAAAATCCCGCGCGAACAATATAAAATCCCGATGTCGTAAACTTGAGTCGACCATTGGTCGTGACTGCATATGTCGCAACCGTATCCTGGTTTGTCCAATTATAAAAATTTAGGAAACTCTGAGTAGCCCCTGTTATAGAATAAGTCTGACCAGTGGTAAGACTCAGAAAAAGACTGGTTCTTGTATTAACTCGAGGTAAACCCGTACTCTGAATCCATCCTGCCTGTTGAAGCGTGAAATTAGACGGGCTTGATGAAACTACATTTGAAATATAGTTTGCAGACAGATTTGATGTTGCGATACTATTGGCGGCGGCATTCGACATCGAGGTTCCTACAATATAAATCAAATTGGAAGAATTTGTGGGTGAAATTGCACCCACTTTGGGATCGAGTCCCCAAAATACTCCACCGTTTTGAGCCACCTCGAGCGTTGCGCAATTTGAAAAAATAATTTGATTTGTTGCAGTTGAATAACTTACAAAACTTGCGAGCTGTGTATTAATCCACGACGACTGATTGTATGTCGAATAATATGTAATACCCTGAAATGGGAGACTAAAATAAGTTCCATTAATGATGATCTCTGGATAAGTTGTTGCCGATGCAACTATGGGCCAAGCCCAAAAAGTTCCTGGATCAAAAAGTGCAGGCAAATCAACTTTAAGCGTGAGCGCTCGTATGAGATCTCCTTTTGGTGGAATCTTACATATATTGTTTTGTCCATAGACAACTTGCTGATTTTGAAATGGAATATCATAGGCTTCAAGCACAAAGGGGGTGTGACGCTTATAAATCCCTGAAAAATACGTCACTTGGGGCGATCCCGTGAGATATGCATCCTGTTGCCCAATTGCTGCCAGCTGGATATAACCAGCGGACATTCCTACTAAGTTCGCAGAACTTATTTCGCGCTCAAATGCGCCCCAGCCCACCCTGAATTTTGATCGAGTATTTCAGGATGAGTCAGTTGCAACTCAGGCGATTTGATCCGTCAAAAATTGGCGACGACAAGGTGTGTGTTTTCATAGGGAAGCGTGGGACGGGCAAATCAACACTGGTCACTGATATTCTCTGGCACAAGAAGCATATACCAGCAGGTATTGCCATGTCAGGTACTGAGGATGGAAACGGTCACTATAAACAGTTTATTCCTGATCTATTTGTTTATGGTGAATACAGACGAGATGCAGTTGAAAAACTCCTCGAGAGACAGCACCGGCTCGTCAAGAGTCTAGGGAAGGATAAAGCTCCCTCGGTTTTTCTCCTCATGGACGATTGCATGTACGACAAAGCTTTCATGAGAGACGACTGTATGCGCCGACTTTTCATGAATGGTCGCCACTGGAACATCTTTTTCATGCTCACGACCCAGTACTGCATGGACATGCTTCCTTACGTGCGAACCAACGTTGACTATGTTTTTGCGCTTCGCGATAACGTCAGGCAGAATCGTGAAAACCTTTACAAAGCTTTTTTCGGAGTTTTCCCAACATTTGACCAGTTCTGTCAAGTTATGGACTCGTGTACTGAAAACTATGAGTGTATGGTACTGGATAACACCTCAAAGAGTAATAAGATTTCAGACTGTGTCTTTTGGTACAAGGCACCGATTCGCAAAAATTTCAGAGTGGGTGGACCGTCCTTCTGGCAGTATCACCAGCGCTTCTATAACCCACGTGCCGCTAATGGACCTCAGGGAAATGTAGCTGAACCAAAGAGACGGGGTGAAACGGTCGTAGTCAAAAAGTCGCGGTAGCCAGCTCCACTTAATTTCCATCTAAAATTCAATAATGGCTGGTGTCATGACCTACGACCCTAGTGTAGACACTATCATGTCAGCGATTCCCCCCCAAGAACCCAATTTAAATGAAGAAATAGCTCGAGCAGCCCTCGAACGGCAGACTACTGAAAATAAGCAGACCGGACCTCCAACCGGTCTCTTGAGAATGCCATTTAATGAGCCTGAAAAAGATGTTGTGGAATCTCAAATGGCAGATTTCGCAACACCTATTGAGGAGGTCATGCCCGGTCCAGGGCAGATGATGCAGGACGAGATGATGGGCTCGGCATACGTCCCACAAAAGGCGACCAGTCACCACGGTGGTGGTGGTGAGACGCACACAAAGTCCAAGAGCAAGAACCCATTCGGTCTCCAGGACGAGCAGTACCAGGCGCTACTGGCTGGCGTTGCCGCGGTCGTCGCATTCTCCAAGCCAGTGCAGGGCAAGCTTGGAGAGATGGTTCCCAAGTTTCACGGTCCATCAGGTGACGTGTCTCTGACCGGTCTGGCTGTGACTGCACTCATCGCAGCCATCGTTTTCTATATGGCAAAGAAGTATCTTGTTGATGGACAGTGAGACAAAGTAGGACACGTAGTGTCCAGTCTTTAGATCCCGCCAGTCAAAAGTTAGACGGGAGTCGCTACGCGACTCTACCTCAATCTTTCACAGTATCCCCACAATATGTGCGAGTCCCTGACGCTGTATAAACTCCGCCATCTATCGCAATTTTCTTAAGTTTCTCAAAATGTTGCCAAAATTTATTAGTATGATCATATTCCGGTACTGACATATGTGCCAGCTCATGAAGCAATACATACATAGCCGAATTTACATCGCCTCCATCCAGACAGATGTAAATTTCGTACCCTTTATTCACATTCGAACCGATAGGTCCTTTGTCCTTGCTCCAGTCAATCATGCCCGTGATGATGGAGGGTTTGCAGACCGGATGCCAAAGCGGGTCTCCTGTGCGACGCAATAATTCAAGTAGAATCCAATACCTGTATTTGAGTTCACTGAGCATTTCGGGTTCTTTATTTACTGAGACTATGTAGACGAGAACGACAAATAACATTACGAAAATTGGAATATATTCCATCTACTATTACACGCTTAGATTTTCTCTACGGCGAAACACAAACTTGGAATAAAGGTCCGAGATGAGCCCATTGGGCTCTGCCAGCATAGGTCCCCGGAACATGAGGTCAAAGTTCAGTTTTCGCAACTCGTCGTGCAACATTTCAAAATCAAGAAGTGGTTCATCACGTGCTCCATCTGCATAAAACGGTCCATCGGTCAGACGCACCAAGAGTCTCCGACCGCCTTCGTACATATCGAACGTGTTGCCGAGCCGATCCTCATAGTGACCGTGTGAGTCACACATGCGTTCGGCATTGTACTTTTCGGGTGTGATGCCTATCAAGAGCCCCCCCGGTTTTACCGCACACTCGATCGCCTTGAGAGATTTCTCGAGGTCGTCCATGATGTAGTGGATCGAAAAGTTGTAGCACACCACGTCAAATGGACCCGCAAAAGCCGCCTGTATGATTGTTCCCGTGCCTAGAAACCAGACCCCGAAATTCATCTCAATGGCACGGCTTTCAGCCTCGTTAAGTGACTCGCCATCTGGGTCTATAGCGTAAACCTTTGCACCGACTGCTTTCCATTTGTGCCAGTCACCTCCTCTTCCGCAACCACAGTCGAGAACGTGGTCTCCACGCTTGACCCAAATCGTGATATGGTCACGTTTGCACTGATTATGAAGTCTTCGGAGAGCTTCCATGTTTGGTTGATCCTTCAACGTTTCACAACCTTATCCAATGACATGACACGAATTTTTGAATTTGATTCGCGTTTAGAACTTAAAAAATAAAGCCCTAGTTATTTCAATGGGTTCCCTTGAGACTGATTACCTGACTGTTCCAGGACAGTACTTTGCTTGCATTTCCTTTGTTGGTCCAGATCAGCCCCAGAAGAATGAGAAGCTGGGCATGAAGATTCGCGGGTGCTTTTCCACCCGTGACGAGGCGGCGAGTCACGCGAAGCGCCTCCAGAAGGAGGATGCTCTCGTGGACATTTATGTGGTCGACATGTACAAGTGGCTCCTGATTCCTCCAGACCGTGATCAGATTGAGGATGTTCACTATCAGAATGAGAAGCTGGAGGAGATTATGACCAAGTACCGTGCGAACCAGAGCGCGGCAGCTTCCATGTTCGAGAAGCGCAAGCGTGACATGATGGCACAGCCTCAGCCAGGTCCATACCCATACATCGATCCTTCAGACGAGAACTCCAAGTTCTATACCAAGCCAGATGTGCCACCCATTCCTCACCCAGCCGAGCTTATCGATGGTATCAAGGAGGAGTTTCCAGACCTGGATATGCCAGCTCTCGTGAAGATTGCCGACGAGCGCGTCGCCAAGATTATGGAGGAGCGCAAGATGCCCGCTGTGACAGTCATCACCGAGGGTGACGAGTCAAAGGCGGATGACGATGAGGTTCCCGAGACTCCCACAGCTCCCTAGGAACAGTCGCTGCGCGACTGGTTTAATTTCGCTGCAAATATTAGAAAATGTTTTTTAAAGTTTTAGCTTTGGTGATCATTGCGGTCCTCATGTACATTGCGTACCTGAGGTTCCCACCGGCACCGGCTAGAATATCTCAACCTGTTGCTGCTTACGACAATCAGTTTGAGGTATTTAGGGATATGGAATCAGCCGATCAGACTCGTGAGAATCCTTGGCTGGGATTTTTACAAGAGGATGTCCGTGTGAAACGCACGGGTCCTATTGGTGATTTTACGGGATATGACGATCCTTCACCGAACGCGCCTTTATATTCTGTTCAAGTTGCGTAGCAACTTATTTCACGCTCCGCGAGGACAGTTCAGGGAACTTTCAGTTCCCGTCGGACCGAAGGTCCTCCTTCGGAACTGGGACTACTTCGCCTGAAAAACAACGGGACGCATATTTGCAAGCAGAAAACCGATAACCATTCCCAACAGAATTAGACCAATTTGATTCTCCTTAAAAGACTCGAAAATGTCCTTCTTCTGCTGTGAATTGTCCATATTATACAATGGTTCAAAACGCCGAGGGGAATCGTGAGATGGCCACTCATTTTCTGGGAGCGGCGGGGGTGCGTTTCTTGACTGGGACTCTGTGTTGTTTTTTGTCAGGAACGGTAGGTTGTCCATCCTCACTGTCAGAATCACCACTCTCGCTTTTATCTGCTACAACAAATCCATCCAAATTTCCATCATCATCAGCATCAGATTCATCTTCCTCCTCGTCGCTCTCCGTCTCAATCTCCTCTGAAATGTCATCGGGGTCCTCAGTGTCGTAATCATCAGCATCGTAATCGTCCTCGACCTGCTCGACAGGCTCGTATTTTACGGGAGGCTTGGACACACGCCCTGAGCGTGTGCGCGTCGTGGGAACCTCCTCTGCAGCAGCCTCGGCTGCAGCAGCCTCTGCAAGAACTTGGAGGGGGGTCTCACTCGCTACGCGAGTGGTCTCATTGCCCGTGGGTTTTGAGGTGCCCCGGGTCGCCCGCATTTTCTATATAATCTTCGAACGTATTGTTTAAGTATCTTGGATAGAAGTAAAGACCTTGAGAAATTGAATTTTGATTCAAAATAAATTCTCCTTCAAGCCCCAGGTTTGTGGCGATGAGATTAAGCTCATCCTGATACTGTCCATCATCCGCGCGGCGGTTTCCAAGTGCGAGGTCCCTGATGCTCTCCACGGCTGCGTAAAGTGCCTCCGTGGCTGTGTCAAGCCGGGTTGAAGCCGACTGTTCGAACACGTGGAGATTGTCCAAAAATCTGTGCCAGCTGACTGGGTCCAGGCCCGAGTATGGATGGACCATGAGCTCGTACTTCCTGAATCGGGCTTTTGGTCCCATCGGGAAGAAAATCCATAAGAAAAGTAAGAGAAGGACTACCCACAATAGCAACATCATTGAGCTGCTCTACTATTGATGGAGGAAGAATATGTTCACGACCGTGAAACTCGTTACACGTCTCCTGGTCGAAACATCTCTGAGATATGCGCCCTGAGTGAATGGAAAACCATACATGGTTCGACTTGTGCTCGCGTCGAATATTTTCGCAGTACTTTGAGTCAGTCTGGACGTACCACCCGTCATGCTCGTGCCTGTGAATCCGCTTGATGCGAGCCTTCTCCTGACCTACGAGATATTTCTGAATATATTCATCAATTCCTGAGATTTCAATATTGACTTTTTGCTCCTGAGAGTTTTCATCCGTCCTGACGGAAAACAGTTCCAAAATTTCTTCACTCGGAACCTTTGAAAATTCCCGCGTACTGTTGAGCTGACGCCAGGGAATATAGGGGTCGCCTGTGGGTTTCTTGTGCGACCAAAGCATCCTGAGTCCTGAACCCCCATAGACTGAGGCATCTATGACCGTGTCCCAAGGTCCTACACCTAGAGCCTGAATCAATTTTGATCTTAAATTAATTGCTTCGGTCCGAGTGACAATTAGGCGCGGCCAGTGGATGTGAACTCCAGACTTTATGAGGGAAGTCCCCTGGGGTCCCCCTACTGACCGAGGTCTAGCCTTGGCAATGAGACACTCTGAAACTTTGTCCCCTCCCAGACTTTCATGAATTATAGAACAAAATTGAAGAAGATCTTCATCACTTAATTTTTCTGGGGCTTTATAGTCCAAGTCTACAAAAAACTTGAAACGATCCGTCTTTTGCTCAACCACAAACAATTTTGATCCAAAATTAATTGTCTGAACGTATGCCTGGTGAAATTCCCGGATTTCTTCCCGAGGAACCATGAGAATTCCACCATCCATGAGAACATGGGTTCCAGTCCCTCGTGGGACCTTCCATTTATCCATTACTGATATTATGAGTTTTTACTCTAAGTGAGCATGACCTAAAGGTTTAGAAGTTAAATTATATATGGTGGTAGAGTTCCTATTAGGTGTTGTTGCGGGTACACTTGTTATGGGCGTTGCATGGCGAATTCATTATGAAAGAGAGCATGGTTACATAGTGTAAACACTTGTTACTCCTCTTCGTCCGAATCCATAGTCAAAAATGCCCAAAATGATTTAGGTTTCTTTTGTGTGGGAGTTTCCTTTGCCTGCTTAATTTTATCTTCAATTTCCTCGAGGTCGGCTTCAGCCTTTTCAATCTCATAGTGAAGTTTACGAATGGTCATTACATTTGCAAGGTCCTCTGGTTTCGTCGTGGTGTCGTTACACAGCTTGAGCAGATGTGTAGCGAGATCAATTTTTGATCGAGTCATATATTAAATCTAAAATATTTTAACCACGCAAATTGAACGGAGTCTTGTTGGTTGCTGCAATTGCCTGCTGAAACTCTGGGTTTCTGATAACGTGCTGACGAATCATAGGCCACAGGTTCTGATATTGGGATATGGTGTCAAGACTTGCAAATTTACAGTCGTCATTCTCGTCGTAATTTTTGCGAAAAGGAACCTGATTTCCCTCCATTTTCTCCTTTTCTTCAGTGAATCGCTTCACGATGTGTCTGTGCTCTATTGAAGTCATGGGCATGTCAAAGACATACACGTGATAATGGTTTATAACATCTACCCCGTCCTCAATGTCGCGAGGTTCGGGTGTGTTTGTGATAAATTTAAAATAGGCGTATGAGCCACGTTTTAAATTGATCATACCACGGGTTTCTTCTTCGAGTTCTCGAACCGCACATCGGAGTGGGTTATAAATTTCTCGACGGCGGCATCCGCCTGTTACGAAGGTCCATTCTTTGTAGCGCCTATCGTGGACTACAAGGAAATGAGGTATGTCATTCACGTGAGATACTGGGATCGCTATAGCTTTGTGTCGTTCTCTGGTCATTGTCCTCTACTAATTCTTGATTAGTAAAAAATTTACCGAGGCTTCCCGTACGTGGGTTATAAGTTATCAAAAATACGATACAAGCGATGAATGCCCACACGAGCAAGTGCATTTCACCTGATGGTATCGAAGAAAAGATGCTCCACTGTTATTTCACGGTCGGGCTGGGTACATACCCATACTATAACCTGGTGTCTATTCTTTATGCAGAAAAAATTTCTAATTCGCGTAAAGCAAAGAACCGAGACCGTTCTGGATACGGAACACGTTGTAGTTGACTGCGTATAGGTACTGGGTTGGGTAGTTGATGCTGGTGCTTGCCAGACCCTGGATGCCGTTGGTCAGGGTCGAGGGCACAACCAGGCGGTAATTGTCGAGGCGGGAGAAGTTGAGGGTGCCAGTGGGCTGGAGCTTGGAGGTGTCCAGGCAGTAAGAAATGATTGCCACATTGGCGAGGGCGTTGTTGTGCACGTAGCCCCAAGGAGTGTTGTAGTACTGGGGCACATCCACCCAGTGGAACATGTGGCGGGAGTCGCCTACGTCCACACCGTTCACCTGGGTCTTGAGCTGGTAGTTGGCAGCAGTGGTAGAGCCTGCACCGTTGGCGTAAATCTGGTTATAGTTCACACAAGGGAAGGCGATGAACTTGACTGGCTGAGCCAGTGCCAGCTCCTGGACTGGGTTGGTGCCCATCACGATGCGCTGCACCTGGGTGATCAGCAGATCCTGCTTCTCTTTGGCGAACCAGTCACGCTCAGACTGATCCAGGTACACGAAGTTGGACCATGCTGCAAACTGCACCTGGGAATAGGTGGTGGTTGTGTTTGCAGTACCTGTGAAGAAGGAGATGGTGGTGCCAGCCAGAACTGGACCAGTCACCTGGGATGGGTAAGTCACGGTCACGTTGCTGTTTGCGATGTTAGACGTGCTTGACACGTACACTGGTCCAGCCCAAGGCACACCCGCCACGTACTGACCAACTGTGATGGTTCCAGTGCCGCTGTAGCTTGAAAGCTGGGTCAGAGTGATGCTCTTTGTGGTGGATGCTGCGGTACCTGCTGCAATTGCCAGAGGAATCTGGGCGGACACAGCTGGAGCGTAGGCGTTCAGTGCACCACCAACAGACGTGCTGAAGATGGAGGCAGCATTGATAATACCAGTGTTGGACCCGGCGATTATGACGTTTGCCACATTTGAGGTGCCGCCGGTGACGTTAGAGAAGAAACCCTGCACGACCGCCACGTTACCCTGGAGGTTCGAGGTGGCTGATGCCAGAAGCATGCCTGGGAACAGGGGACCGGTGGTCTGAGACACGACCAAGTTGGCTGTGTTGGAATATGCCAGCTTGCCCTGGTCAACGCTGAACACGTTTGCGGTTGCGTTGGGGACGGACAGGACTGGGTAGGTGGTGGGACCGATGGTGATGTTCTGGGTCAGGTAGGGAGACCAGGTGATGCGCAGCTCCACATCATGGAACTGCAGACCAATCAGGGGCAGAGCCACTGACCATTCCTTGCAGAAGAAAAACTTGAGTGGGAAAAATGAAGCCTTCTGGTTATTCAGAGTGCTGCTGCTTGAGTTCAGGTAACGCTCGGAAAAGGTGCGAGCGCCCACAATTGGCTCAATGTCGGTCATGTACTCGAAGTCGTGGGTATCCACAATCTGACCGCCGATCATCAGCTCCACCTTGTCAATAACCTTGGACCAATCCAGACCCACGATGCCTGCACCGTTGTTGTCACGGGCAGTCAGGTACACGTAGCTGAGCAGATCGCCCTTCTTCTCGAAACGGATAGTGGAAATGCCGTTGGCAATGGGGGCGCCCTGAATAACCTGACGCTCCACTGAGTTGGCATAGTGAGTATAACGCTTGTAGTTCGACCGGTAGAAAGAGACCTCGGGCTTGCCTGTCAGCCAAGCGTCCTGAGGTCCGACTGCTACGAGTTGAACGACACCTCCAGACATTTACTTTCTGTCTATATTTTTTTAATGGACTTCACACGGGTTTAATCAACAGTTCACAGACACTTGAGGAGGGCGTGCCAGGGAATAAGCCAATGGATTCTTTTCAAGCTGCTGAATGGCAATGTCCAAAAAGTTGGGCTCTCCACGTGGATTGGGGTTTGATTTTTGCTCGTTGAGTGGATCATCGTATTGAGGTGGTAATATGCCACGTCCCTGGTTGACTCCTGTGGGACCCATGGGTGGCGCTGGAAGAATTTCAGCCTCTGGACGGAGCTGGGTTGCTGCGCCCACCTGGTTCACTGGGTCGTTGCGGACGTTCATACGAGCACCATTTGCTGCACGATCTGGCTTGGAACGATCGCCGCTTGCGCGAGTGAGTGCCTTGTCGGTGTAAGAAGTTGTACCTCCTGCATATGGCTGCTGCACGAAATAGCTTGGAGGACCCTCTGAAAGAGTGTCTGTGCGAAGCCCTGATTCCTGGCGCCGAGTCGTTTTGCGTGTACGCAGGTAATCTGGGCGTCCCTCTGGGGCAACCAGGGCACCCTGGGCACCGCCACCACCGAAAGCACCTGGTGGGCGGAACGCCGTCTTTGTCTGGGCAGCATTGTGTGTAATATCACCAATACCACCGGCGCCGCCATTCTTGACGACGGGGTTAGGTGGTCCTGGACGACCCTCAATTGTCGTGAGCTTTTCCTCATTAATATTGTTTGGAAGAGCACGGAAGTAATCGTGGAAACCACCGGATGCTTTGACATTGGGTCCCACGCCCAGACCTGGTCCCACTGTGTTGGGAGCCTCGAGGGGGCTCACATTGTTCATCTTGTTTGTAACATACTGACGGTTGTACATGTCATAGACTGGCTGACCAAATGGAAAACGAGAATTTGTTTGTGTAACATCCTGAAGATTTGCAACAGCCTCCTTGGGCTGGAGACGCCAATCTCCGACACGCCGACCTACATCGGGGGTCGTGTTCATAAAGTCGGAATAATCCTTAGAATGATCCCGGCTATTCCCCATCAAATCTATGTCCCGACGAGTAAAGGGTTTAGTGGTTGCAGGTAAAGGTTTGCGACCTGTCTGGGTGTTTTCTTCACGCCCATCCGCAAGTCGCTTTCCGGCAAACACAAGACCGACCACTGCTGCAATGGCCAAGGGATCCATCACACTATATATTTATATTCTATTTTTTTCAGCCTCCCACCTGACAACCAGGTTGTACCCTAAATCTATAATCTTTCCATCTCGTTCTACGGTTTTATTATAAAGATCTTTCCATGTCAAGTTAATTGTTGGATGTTTATCATCTTCTTTAAAATTTTTATGACTTGGATGCCCATGCCAATATGTTCCATGATATTCATATACTGTATTAGTTAGTTTATCATAACCATCAACTTTAAATTTCGTTTCTGGAATTCTATATTCTCCTTCTGGACTATCAAAAGTTTGCAAGTTTGAAATATTAAGACTTTTTAGCCAGTTTATAGCAGAATTCGATGTTCCTTTACTTCTACAACATTTAGGACAACCTTGTTTACTATTAATATGTGAATCAGGTCTCTGCTTAAAAAGTCCATGTTTGAAACATAAAATATTTATTTTAGTTTTTTCATTTATATATTCATCTGGATATTCATATTTATCACCATGAACTTTATAAGCACTTTCTAAAAATTGTTCTTTTGTTCTTACAGCTGTTGGACTACATTTTGGACATCCTTTCCCTACCAGATGATGTTTAGGTTTCTGTAAAAAAACACCGTGTTTTATACATCTTATATTGATTGGTATCAAACTTTTCTTATATTCCTCGGGATATTCATATTTATTTCCATGAATATTTCGAGAATTATCTACAAATTGCTCATGTGTTTTGGTCATTTTCTAATATAGCCTGATAAAAGTTACCGGGTCCAAAATCTGCACCTCACCGGCTGAACGTTTTTGGCTTTTTGCTGTTATAACGCTGGTCGAATCGCTCATTCTGAATGTCGCCAAACGTGGTAATTGGGTTCCACATGAGCACGCGCAGAGGAAGATTCACATAGGTGTTGGGGAAGTCGTATGGCTTCTCTGACCAGCCCTTGTTCCATGCAGAGGTTGACTTTTCGCGGAGCATGCTCTCGACATCGGTCTTGTCTGCCAAAACAACCTGGGCGGGACCAATCCAAACATCCTTCTGGAGGATGTTGTGGCTATTGTCCAGAGTTGGCATTTTATTAATACCTGTCTATATTTTAATCTAACTTCCGTTTCCTGCACGCATTTGAGGTCTCTCTGGGAAGGCAGAGTAGAAGCGGTCTGGGTCGCAAGCGGCACCGCCCTGGTCGTGACACTTTGGTGCGAACGGCTTGCCAAATGCACCGTATGCGAATGCTGCTTGGTCATTGGGAATAGTGGACGAAGGCATGGTGTAAAAATTGCGTTCAGCATCGCGCTGACGCTCGAATGGGTGAATCTGGCTCCAGGTGTTCTGAACCTCTGCGCGCATGCTTGGGTACCATGCTGCTGCTGGACGGTCTGGATTGTCCACGTAGTCGCTCAGAAGGACGTTGCCCATGGAATTGTTCAGTGTAGGCAGGGTCACCTCACCGCGAAGAGGACCGGGAACGCGACCGTCTGTAGAAGATGGACGCAATTTTCCATCAGAAATCATATTCATGGTCATGAGGTAATACAGGATTGCGATTGCGAGGATACCAAGAGCAAAAACCCGTACATCACGGTTAATAATGTAAATGATGCAGGTGGCGTATAGGATAAAACGGGTCGTCGCCGCGACGCGCTCACGTGCCGTCTGGGTGGCGGTCGGCCAAAAGTTTAAAAGCTCGCTCGTTCTGAAAATCTCTTTTGGATCCATGCTGTAATTTAGTGAGATTTGTTTTTAGTCCAGTCCCGAAGGGACTGTCCGTCAGAGCCTGGATCTGAGTCGCTTCGCGACTCGTCTTTAGTCCAGTGCCATAAAGTCCTTCTTGGTCGCCTTTCGCTGAGGTGGAGCACCCGGAAGTCCTGGGAAACCCCCGCCCGCCATGAGCTTGCTCATCATGCTTTGAGCTGCAGCCATAATGTTCGCCTCGTTGAGCTCGCCGCCAGACTCCTTGAGTCCCTTGGCGCAATTCTCAGCCTCAGACTCGATAATATTCATAAACTGAGGTGGGATCATCTGGAGCGTCACGCCAAAGCCGTAGAGGGAGCTCAGATACTGCCAGATCGCCTGACGCGTCGCCTCTGATACGTCATCCTTCTTCCAAATCTCATGCAGATTCAGGGTCGTGACAAACTCATTCTCCTCGCAAAAAAACTTGGGGTCCTTCTCCATAATCTGCTGAGCCCATGGACTCAGCTTGTTCATCACCTTTTTATAAGTTTTCTCATCCTTGTGCTTTTTGAGCATCTTTTCAATCGCAGGCTCCTCGGGGAAAGTCTGAGCAAGCTCACCGAGAAACTGGGTGTACATTTCATTGAATGCGGTGTACGACGCCATCCCTTTTTTACTATTTAATTCTTTAACTCTAAAACGGTTCCTTTGTCGCCTGACCGTGAGATCCCTGCCCATGGCTCACAATAAAGTAAACCAAAAGACCGACGAGAAAAGCCGGCTTGAAATAATCTGAATTTTTAATTTTTCCATCTCCATTCATTTTGGAACGAATAAAGACGTATCCCATAGTGACAGCTGCTGCTATGAGTGCGGCACTGGTCGGCTCTTGGAAGTACTGTTCCATGTTCTAATAAAGTAAAACATTAGTTTTATGGGATTTTCTTCACATTCACATCATCTGGAGCGTCATCAAACAAATTCTGATTCTGCTCCTGAACAGGTGCTGGCGTACCACCAGGAACAGAAGGAGGGGTCAATGAGTTGTTCACGGTCACAGTCTCGCTTCCTCCTGGGGTTTGTCCAAATTGCATGTTATTTGTCGGGAGACCCTCGACGGGATCTGCGGCGGGCATCTCCTCACCCGGGGCATCGAGTTCCTCCTGTGGCTCCATTTCCTCTTCCTCCTCGTCAAAATTCATACCCTCATCACCTGTTGGCATACTCAGGTACGTGTCCAGGATTTCAGCCATGGGCACGAGTTGCTCGATGATCTCACAGATGTGATGGACGAAACGCTTGTGAAGCTCCTTCTTTCTGTGCTCATCCCCGTGGTTCTTGTTGACGATGATATCTGGGTCCTCGTAAATATCCTTAGCGCACGCCTCATAGACGCGCTGGACAAACACGTCATTGGCTGGAAGCTTGATTGAAATCTTCTTCGACTTTTTATC